GATTGGACTAAAATTGGGCTATGCGGCAACAATGGTAATAAAAAGTCATGCTGGCGAGATGTCTAATTTTGATAAAGAAGGGCACGAAATTAGAGCAAAACATGATCAATGGAAGATAAGTATCCGCACGAAACAGCTTAATCCATCTTATTGCCCTAACGATTACAGAGGAGTTCATGGAAAACGACTCGATGGATCAAAATTCCCAAACAAGAGCGAATGGATAGATTACGATGGCGAAGTATTTTGCGCAGAAGTGCCCAATCACTTGCTCATTGTCCGGCGCAATGGTAAAATTGTTGTATCGGGTAATAGTATGGCAGGAACCGTGCTGCGCCGGGCTATGACCAACCTCATGTCCCCTACTGCTGAGATGGCTGGGTTGGTACATGAGCTTGGACTTAGTGTGTATGATAGCACAGGGAAGATGAAGCCATTTATCAATATTATTGGTGAAATCAGCGACAAGATTAATACCACCACGGATGAATACAAGAATATGGTGTTTGAGGTGTTGTTTGGGCGCAGGGCTATTTCTGGTCAGATTATGCTATTCAACTACGGATCGAAGGCACTCAGGAAGTATGCGAATGAGATTAAGAATGCTGGGGGTACGACGCAGCGTGTAGCAGGGAAGCAGATGAAGGCATTTACGGAACAGCTCGGCACCATGTGGAGGGAGGTGCAGAGGTTAGCGATTGAGTTTGGAGAAGTACTATCCCCTGATATTGAACGGCTATCCGAGCATATCAAAGACCATGTGAAGGTACTGGGGGAGTATATCCATGCGAATGCGGAAAGTATTAAAGGGGCATTGAAGTGGGTGACGTTGATAGGAGCTGCATCACTTATTCTTCCCCCGCTCACACTCGCGGTAGTAGGGTTGATTAATCAACTTGTGCAGTTGGCTAAAACATTGGCGGGTCTTACATTAGCAAATCCATTTGCGGTATTGCTGGTGTCCTTGTATGTGCTTAGAGCACAGCTGTTGCAAGAGGGTATGTGGGATGGATTTGTTGACTCTGCCAGCAAAGCAGTTGATACAATAAAAGAGAAGTTCAAGACATTACAATGGTGGTGGTATAAAGCATCACGTCAGATGGTAGAAAAGACCATTGATGGCAAAAAAACTCTGGTGTATGAGCCGTGGGGTGAGGCACGTACTGCCGCTGAGATAGAAAGATTCAAGCGTGCTTTCGACACGACCTACGACGAGTTCATGCTCCATGCAGGCAAAGCAGCGAAGAAGACAGGAAAAGTAGTAGCAGAAAGCATATCTGAGGTATTTGACAATACTGTAGCCCAAGCCACGGAGGAGATGGATAAGCTATCTGGAGTGTTTGGTGCGTTGATAATCAAATTGCCCGAGGCAATAACCAATGCCATTGCTGGTGTGGAAGGTGCCTTCGACAGTATCAAAAACCTCGTCAATACGTTTATGTTCGAGGCCGACCCTGCATTCGAGGTCATTATCAGCGATCTGGATGCACTTAACCTCAAAATGAGGGAAAGCCAGCAGTTATGGATGGAAGAGGCGCAGGTAGCGAGGGTTGCTGGTAAACAATTAACCGCCATTGCCCAGGGGTGGAATGAGGCATTGACAAACCTATTCAATCCCACAGTAGGAACTGGCCCTACTTGGGGGAAGGCATTTACAACGGCCCTTCAAAGTATCCAATCCGAATGGACTTCTACAATTGAAACTATGATTAATGGGGGTACTAATCTGAGAAATTTCCTTGAGAATATGTTCTCGTCCATTCTCAACGCATTTAATCAGCTGGTGGCTGAGATGGCCGCGAGGAAGATGATGTACGCATTGATTGGCGGGGATACGCCACTCGTATCCGGCACACCCCAGTTTGGGGATTTGAGGCAGAAAACATCCTTTGTTGGAGGCGGCGTGAATATCCCTTCCGGCATATCTACCAGCACTGGAGGATACTACGAAAGTGGTATATTTGGGGATACCAGTAACTTCCATGGCAGTGTAAGCGCGCCCAAGATGGTCCCCAACGTTACCATCAACGTGAAAAACCTTGCGGAGAACGCAACCCTCCGCCAGACTGGTCAAAGTTTTGATGGTAAAGAGTATATTATCTCAGCCGTAATGGAACGGCTTAATACAGACCCAAATTTCCGTGACTCGTTAAAGAGGTAATGTCAATGGCTACTTTCCCAATAATATACCGCCATGGTACTATGGTGCAGCAGCCGGAAGTAGGGGCGCTCGATGCTACCTATGCCCATGACCCGGCAATACGGAGTCTATCGGCAGGAGGATATGTCACATCACGAGCGGCATTCACCCGATTGACGCGGAGATGGACTATACGGTATGTGTGGATGAGTAAGACGAACAAGGATGTGCTACTGGCCTTCGAGGACGCCCGTAGAGGGGGTTCAGAGAGCTTTACATGGACTAACCCGATAGATGATACGTCTTATACTGTCAGGTTCTTAGAGCCTGTTAGATACACGCCGCACGCCCATACCAATTTCCTCTGGTGGACGGTCGAGTTTATCCTGGAGCAAGTATGATGGATAGTACGTATGTAGAGGAGTCGAATAAGATTGCGTCGAGCGGGGCGTGGATATGGCTGATGGAAATTTACACAGCTGGTGCTACCCCCAATCCCACGTTGCGGTATACGAATAATAATGCCAAGCCAAAAGCCACGGAGCATTATTATACAACGTGGCCGGTTGCAGGTGGGGGTCTACCCCCTGTAGAGGGTGAGCAGTACTGGTCGGTGCCGTTTGCTCTCGATGATGTAGCCATGTCGATTGATGGGGCTTTTCCAGAGTATAAACTGGTTATTGGGGATTTGGATGTCGATGGAGCGTTGAGGACGCGGATACGGGAGTATGATGGGCTTGTGGGGAGTACGGTGCGGTTGATGGTAGTCCATTCAGCCCATCTTGATCTGACCACACCAGCTATTGATGAGCTTGCTGAGATATTGAGTTGTGAGGTGACGGCGCAGGCCGTGGTGTTTACTATTGGAATCCCCAGTCTACTCAGTTGCCGCTTTCCCAGGGATAGGTATTTGCCGGGGTTCTGTCGGCATAAATTTGGAGGGGCATTGTGCAAATATACGCAACCGACTGATACGCTGGGTTCACTAACGAGCGATCGGGTATCGTTTATTGTGGGGGATGTTGATGCTGGGTATGATTATGATATTGTGTGGGTTGACGATGGCGGGTTATTGAACCTGTTCGACCAAGTGCCGGGGAAGCGGGTGTGTCGGGGTAATTTAATATCCAATGGGGATTTTGAGGATGGGGGATACACAGCCAAGGAGGGGTGGGATTATGGGGGATATGCTGATGATTGGTTATTATGGGACTATTATACCCCGGTGGAACGGCGATGGTCAACGGATAAAGGCAGGGTTAAGTATGGTACGCATAGCTATTATCATATATCTTCCAGCATCTACAGTTCTGGGATAGCCAAAGAGCTCCTTGTATCCGGTCTCAAGTGGCATGCCATTTCGTGTTGGGTGTACGTAGAATATACGGCAGGAGAAGACAATGGTGGTATCCGAATGCAAGTAGATTATGGCTCGGAAGGCTATGACAAGAAACGCCAAACCGCTTATGCAAATAACATAGGATGGCAACGCTTAACTCTTGTTTTCCAGCCCGTTGCCAATCGCCCCACGAGGTTTATAATAGGGCTTGGCGGTAGTGGTACTGCCTACTTTGATGGAGTATGTATGGTGGAAGGGTCAACCCCCGCGGATTTCGACCACATTAACCTCGTTAGAGATGTAGGATTTACAGTAACTGGGTCTAATAGCAACGACGGTGCCCTTATTGCCTACAACGACCACGATGTCGCGGATAAATACGTGAGGGTGCATAAGACCCGTAATGATTGGGATAGCCCACTTGTGAACGAGGATGCCGGGGCCTCCGTGACGTTGCAACTTGGGTACACGGGGTGCGACCATACACTTGAGGCATGTCAATTGCGGAATAACTCCCAGAACTACGGGGGCAGCCCCGGGGTGGCTGGAGGGGTATATGGATAAGCGGCCGGAGTTAGGCGACCTCATTGGGAGACCATTTGTCCATAGCGGGAGAGATGTGGATACAGGGATGGATTGTTGGGGACTGGTGATGGAGGTGTTCAAGCGATACGGGGTAGCGGTGCCGGATTTCGTGGTAGATTCCTTTGCTTTCCGCGTGATTAATCAGTTGGCAGGGAGAGAAGTGGGGAAGCGGACATGGGAGGAAGTGTATTCGCCTACGGATAAAGATGCCCCCCTCGTGGTGCTTATGCGGATGCACCCCGTTTATATCACCCACGCGGGAGTTTACGTAGGTAATAAGCGTATTATCCATACGATGAAAAATAGCGGAGTGGTTGTGTCAAAGATGGCTACACTCCGGAGCCGCATCGCGGGGTATTATAGGCCATGCTGACAATAACTAATATACTCAATCCACTGACTGGCGGGTCCACAACTACGGAATACCCGTGGGAGAGCGGGAAGTCTCTGGCCGAATACACCGGATACGAAGGGGCTTGCCTCATTATGTCTGATGAAAAGGTGGAGGAGATTGACACCACCACCCTGTTTCCAGCGGATGGCGACGCACTTACGTTTATGCCACTACCTGAGGGCGGGGACAAGCAGACATGGAGCCTGCTTGGGCACTTCATAAGCGGCGGTGCTGCCCGGTTTATTCCCAGTTGGTGGCCCGTAGCAGCATGGGTTGGTGGCAACATCATCAGGTGCTTTCTCCGAGACAAAGAGAAAACGATTGATACTTCTGCCTCCTACTCATGGCAGCATCGGTCCAGCGACACGGCGGCACATGGAGCGGCCATGCCCATTATCTATGGGAAGGCGCGAGTGCGGCCGGTACTGAAGAACCGCTATATCACGATAGATGGGGATAAACAACGGCTATATGCGCTATACTCATTGGCATGCCACAAGGTAGACCAAAGGCAGGGGTTGCTTACTCTTGACGATTGGAGGCTACTCTCGAATGGTGACGAGTTTACACAGGACGGCATACCAGGTGCAACCTTTATATGGGAATCATGGATTGCGGATGGGAATTACAGATATGGGCATGGTATAGGCGCATTCTACAATGGGGTGCTTATTAATGGGATATCCATAAATACTTACCACGATGATGTGCAATGGGATACACGACCAGGACTACCAGAGCAGACGGTAATAGAGGGGTTTGATGTAACGTACCGCAACACCGCGTATGATGAGTTGCTCTATTTGAGCCAACCCAAAATTAATAAAGGGAGAGGGCACGCCGATATAGCGCTTGACAAGCAATCCAGGGCAGTGAGCTGGAAAAACCATAGTGTTTCTGTTCGCGGAGTCAGCTACCGCGTGGAGGGGGATATTCAATTCTGCGCGGCTAACTCCATCAGCTACCTATGTTTTTACCCGGAACGCGACGACACACATTACGTTATACAAACAAATGATAAACCCGCCACGACCAACCTGATCGCAACTATGGATTTCAGGGGCACAAGTGATAGTCTCACAGTGGTCGGCAATGAGATTGCTGACGATGATTGGCTAATCCCAGGCGTACCCATGACAGAGGTACACAACATCGAACTCACATTTGCATTCCCGAGCGGTTTATACGAATTGAATGATGAAGGAAGCATTATTAATTCAGAATGCGCCTTCTACGCGCAATACGAGGAGTATGGTACTGGAGAATGGCACGATTTTGATTTTGGCCTTAGCATACACCACAATACGGGGGTATTCCATACTGACCTCGTTATGAAAGACGGGCTGAGTCGGGTAATTGAACGCAAAAACCCCAAACCATTTTATGTCGGAATCAAGGCACGCGGAGATGGTAATCCCCTGCATTATGACCGCACTTACCGGGTACGATTAGGAGCAAACTCGATCAATGACGTTAGACTCGCCAATATCGCAGTACTCGTGTATGGGGCAGAGAATAATGATGGGTTATCTCCGGGATTTACCTATCCCGGCGAGCCACTGCTCGGTATCAAGGCATTGGCATCGGGACAAATTAGCGGCGACCTCGACGTGCAAGTGGATGTGGAGAGGAGCAAGGTGTGGGTGAAGGATGGGACGAATCTATACCCGTTACATCCGGGCTGGAATAGGCTCGATGCCAACAACAACGCATGGGCTGTGTATGATATATTGGCTCAGGGCCACATCAATCATCCAGCCTACCCATCCGCGAACAATGATGATGCCGAAGCCATATATGGGTGCGGGATAGACGCGGACCGCATTGATTATGACTCATTTGAAGTGTGGGCCAATTACATCGACAATGACTTGGGCTATGAGCTCAATATTGTATTTGATACATTCATGCCCGCTTGGGATGCCATATTGCGCATTTGCCAAGAAGGACGTGGCATGATTCATCCTGTTGGCACTAAAATATACGCTTTTGCCGATATGCCCAGTGATGTTACGCAGGTATTTACTATGGGTAATATTGTCGCCAATACCTTTACCCAGAAGTACATGGAGGGTATTGGGAAAGCCAACATGATAGAGGTGACATTTTATGATGCC